GTCCACTTAAATTGTGGATCATCTGTAGGTTTTTTACCTACTTTACTTACGAATCTAAAGAACGGATCTTGTGGGATTGCTAACTCAGAGACTCGGTCTCCAAAGTTATACTTTCTACGCAGATCGCCCGTCTGTAAACTAGACGGATCACCTACACCACCACCACTATCAAAATCAGCAGTTCCTAGATTCGATAACTGAAATAAATCTGACATCAGTTACCTCCTTTTCGTTTTATGTTAAGTCGAATAGGAGTTTTTAAATTTTCGCCTATCCGAACAGTTCGTCTATTTTACCATCAGAATCAAGCAATGCATCGAACACATTATCCTCAAAGGATGCTGGTCCATCAGCTTGACTGTTGGCTCCGCTTGCACTAGCAGGGATATCGCGCACAGTTTTCATTTGATTTAGCATATCTTGCTTAGTAGAATTGGCAACATTTTTATTTGCATTATCTCTATTCAATAAATAATGAATATCATCTAATGTTAAAATATGTGTTTTAGCCTTCTCTACTAAATGCCCAAAATCTTCTTCTGACATATTGTGTTTTTGTTTAAAATCAACTTCTTGACGTTTTAAATCATAAGCTCTTTTATTTTGCATGCTCTTTTGTTTTTCAGTATTCAGGACTTGATTAACTCGTCCTTGAACCATAGAATCAATATGAGCATTAAACACTTTTGCCGAATCTGAATTTGGATCTTCTAAAGCTTCACCTTGATCATACACAAAATCTTCGCCTAAGCCAAGTTTTTCTTGTACGGTCTTCGATGGGCTTCCGCCTCCTTCAAAATAATCGCGCACATGCTGCACAAGTCCACTATCTTGTTTCATTGCATTTAGCACTGGTAAGAAAGGCTTCAAAGATTTAAGCTCATTGTTCATATTTTGAGCCCCCCTCTGTGAGTCTTTATACCTTTTTTCCCAATCCACATTGCTATTGGAGCCTTCCGATGATTCTGCGTGGGTTGCCTGTTCGGGGCCACTATTACTCGAAGGGGTTACCTCAGTGGGTTCGTATGGGTCTTGTATGCCGCCATTAACGGCATTTTCCATAGCTTCAAAAAAATCATCACTAGATCCAGCTTCTGGGTTACCAGCCATGTTTTGTTCTTCAGTCATATGTTTCTCTCCTTTTATCTTAGTTATTAATATAATACAATTTTATTTACTCTGTCAAGGATTCTTTTTCTGCATGTTGCATTTTCATATCCATATCCTGAATGGTACGATTTGCAGCCGCTTGTTGATTAGCCACATTTTGATGCATTTCATTACTAACTCCTTCTAGGTTAGCGCTTTCTTCAAGCATCTTACCTTTTAGATCTCCTTTGACCTCTTCTTTCTTTTTATTGATCTCAACGGCAGCTTGCATAACTTTATTTTTAATACCAGCTTGTACTAATTGTCTTTCTAGGGTTTCAATCGTTCCATTTAGATCTTTAATTTGTTCTTGAGCTCCTCCTAATTGACTCTGAAGTTGAGCATATAAAGATTTTCTTTGTGCTATCTTGTCTTTATTTCTAATATCAGTTTCGGCTAATAATGCTATATCATCTATAACTCCTAATTGCATTAACTGCTTTAATTCATCTAGATAAGCCCATCTATTTACTGGTAGAGTAGAACCAGCAATAATTCTAATATCAAACTTGGCAACAGCATAATCTTTAAATTTGCCAATCACTTCTCCATAATCATTATACATAGGGATATTCATTTCAACTTGTTTTTCAGCATGTATTGCACTTGGTTGAACTATTCTAAATACTTTATGAGCACTATAAACTGCTTGAGAGAATTGCTTTACGACTTGACCTGTTTGCATCAAAGCTGTTTCAATAGAGTTTTTCATCCACTGCTTAACTCTTCTTGTCCCATATTCATCCATAGCAAGCATACCTCTATATGTATCATGTTGTGCACTTACATCTCCTTGCATAGCTCCATAAATTCCAGCCAAATATTCCATATCACCTTTTCCTTGTTGCACTATACTAAAAAATGCATTGGATAAAGGAGCAGGTTGAACAGGTGTTGGTGGAGTAGCTCCTGGTCTAATAGGTAGCAATGCTCCTGGAGAACTTGCATATTGTTCCCAATGATCCGTATCTATAGAACCTTCTTCATGTAACCATCTTAAAGAGGAACCTAGAGAAGCATTATGTACCATGATTTGATGAGCCTTATTAAGCTCCATTTGTTTTCCTACCAGTGGAGATACAGCAGATATTGGATAAGGGGTACCCGTCCATTTAAAATGAAATGGAATAATAGGATAATCTTTTACAGTATCTGGAAGTACATATTCATATAATGTTTTATCCCCTAATACGCATGTCAATTTTACTCTGGAATCATAAAACTTAACTGTATCCACTACAGTTTTTGCAAACACTTCATTATCCATCATTACTTTAAATTCTTTTTCTGAAACTACTACAGTTTCTATTTTAGACATCTGAGATTGCATTTCACTCATAAACTCTTGTTGAGCAGTTTTTAATTGCTGTTGATTCATTTTTTGAGCTTTTTCCATTTCCAACTTAAATCTTTCAGGCAACATTTCACCAGCCTGTACAGCCTCTTGCATTTTCTTTTGCTGCTCCATTAAAGCTACATCCATCTCAGCTTTCATCTCTTGGATTCTAACCGAAACTTGTTGCTGGATTTGTTGTAATTGTTTTTTATCTGGAGGAATCCTATAGAATACATTCATATAAGGTATTTTAACTTTTTCATACATTTCAAAAAATTCTAGTATTTCGTCATGATCTCCTGTATCATTATCCACTGATTCACTTTCAGTAATATCTTTATAGTGAAAATCTTTTCTTAATATTCCACCAGACTTTTCGCTATAATAATCTTCTCTACCAGATGGCCCGTCAGCTTTTTTAATTTTATTTGCAAATTGAGGATATAGCTTGATCAGGTGTTGTTTAGGCAAAAGCTTTCTAATTAAAACATAAGAGGCATCTCTAAACATTATATCTCTAGACTTAGGATCTACATATACATCGAAAGGATCTGGTTGCTCAATTTTAACTTCTCCCATGCCGTTGTCTGCATCCTGATCAACTGTAACCAATAAGTAGCCAATTGACTTTGTTATAGAATCATTAACAGCATTTGCATACTTGCATGCCCCATCAGACTGGTACCATATGTAATCGGCTAAATCGGAAAATACTGCGGCTGCATCAACATCTGAACCTTCTGCTCCAACTGCTTGCCATCTAGGGCTTTGTGCTGTAGCATAAAAATTCAACATTTCTACCACAGGCATAATTCTATTAATAGTAAAGGTAGGCATGCCCTGATCTTCTAAGTGTCTACGTTCTTGCTCAGAAAGTTGATTATCATTAGAAAAATCATAACCTTTTTGATTTATATATTCCCATTGAGCCCTGGTATTAGTTCGAGTTTTGTTATAAATTTCTCTTATTCTATCTGCTTTTTTATCTTTTCTTTTAGCCATCGTTCTCTTCCTCTTCGTTGTTGTTTTCATTTGTTGGATCATCTTTTCTTTGAGAAGGGATCTCAACAGTTAAATCTTCCAATCTAAATAGATCAGGCATTATAATTCTATTACCATATATTCTACATTTAATGAAGCAGTATCTGCTTTTGCAAAGATAGCAGTCACGCATCTAAATGCTGTTGATTCGCCTGGGAGTAATTTAACAGTATGATTATCTGTTTGATGTGAACCCAATGTTACATAATTATTACTGTCTAAATTTTTAACATACACCCACCCTGGTGCACCTAATGCGTCACTTTCAGCCAGTACTTCTCCTCCAGTAGGAATTTCTTGAACCGCATGTATCATAGCATCACCTGTCATAGTCGGTTTAAAACTTTGAGCTCTTGTCATGCTGACGCCTCCTTTTTCTACCGATATACTGATACTTACTTCAATTTCTTTAGCCATATCTTTCTTCCTCCATACCAAGTTCATTCATCATGTCCCCTATATCTTTAGCATTTTGCTTTATCAAGTCAAAGCTAAATTCACTATTAGACATAATATCTTTTACAAATCTCCATCTTGCACCATCTGTTTCAGGATTATATTTGCCATCAACATTCCCTGTATAATGACCTGTCGCAGATAATACTTCCTGAACAACTGCAACTTCTTTCTTGCTTTTTGTATCTACACTGTTAGCTCCAGTACTAATTAATGGCCAGTATTTTAATACACTTTTCATAACTTTTCTTTTCTGAACTCTATCTTCACTCATAATTCCTCCTAAGGTTTATACGATTTCATTGACTCATCAAAAGGGTCAGTTGTACCAGGAGCTTTCTTGTGATGATCTAACCACCATTGAGCTGTGTCAGTTCCAATGTCTGAAAAATCTATATCCTGTTCTAATTTATCTGCTAAAAATAAAACCTTTTGTTCTAACTCAGACAATTGAGCAAAATCAACTTCTTGGGGCCTTCTTCTAGAACCCCATCTTTCTTTTAAATAAGGATCCATAAATTCAGGTATATTAGGAGCATTTTCACCAGGAATATCTGTGCCTGACTGATCTGTATATGCAATTTTTCCTCCTAGCCTATTATATAACCGAACCATAGCATCTACTCCCGCACCACTACCACCAGCACTTTTAACTTCATACTGATACAAACCTCTTCCAGGTCCATCTATAAAAATATAATTACCCTGAGCATCTTTCATCTTATTTCCTTGACTATCAAATTTATGACTTTTTTGAGTTGCTCCAGATCTTCCTCTACTTTCATGCCAAGCAATTTGATCCATAGCTTCTTCTATAACCTCAGCCTCTACATCATTTAAACTAGATGCCTGAGTCAATAGTAGTTTATATAACTCTTGCGTTGCCCCTTTATTATATATATCCGATTGAGGATCATCATAAAGGTTTAAACTGTCAACCTTTGACAAAACATCAAATATATCGTCTGACTTTGGTCCTTTCATATTATGCAACCACCCAACTTTTGGTTCTTGGTTTCTTTTTATACCAATCCCCTTCTTTATTTTGTTTAAAGGACTTAATAGGATGAGCATACTTACAAGCATAAGCCAAAGCATCAATCGTATCATCGTGCCCCATCCTTGGTCCAAATGTAAAAATTTCATGTTGGAGATCATACATATCTTTCTTGATATGCACGCCTCCTACCGAGAACCTTTGTGCCAGAATTTCTTGAATCCTATCACGTTTCGACATGCGGTTCCCAGGTTTCTCAGCTGCGTACTTAATGCTAAAATCATTCCTTCTACGCATTTCCGCATTAATTGCCTGAAAAACAGGCTTCGACATCGTAGTGTCTTCAATACAAAAGAGATCTGGTTTATAGATTTTGTTATAATCGAATACATAATCAACAATACCTTTCCTGTCATCTCCAGGAATCCCAAGCACAGGAAGCGAACGCCTGCGTAAATACTCAAGTACGTACACATTATTATCAACATCAACCCCAACAAAAATAAGAACGCTGAAGTCGCTATCCCTCCTAGCAGAATCAGTGGCGGGGTCAATCCCTGCGAAAACGCTAATGGGTTTTTCGTCACCTTCTTTTGTATAGATAAAAGACATTTCAGTATCTTCATCATACCTATAATCTCCCTCCCAGTATTTTATATGATTCCTTGTAAATATGGAATCTTCTTCGTTTTGAACTTCCATCATATATTCTTGATAGAATTTCTGTGGCTGACCTGAGTCAGCATAAAACTTTTTCTTTCTCTCCATCTCTTTTTGACCAAACCAACTAGGCCAAAGTGGTGTTCCGTCTTGCTGGAGAGCTTTATAAGTTATAACATCCCAGCTATATTTTTCACCCATTTTTTTATTTTTTTGATATCCGTTAAGTATATTAGTAATGAAAGCATCAAAGTGAACGGGAGTACCATTAATCCGCAACCGACCAGTATGAGGCTCGAGAGCAGGGAATACAACAGCCGTAACAAGGTTCGAAATTTTAGCACGAGACTCAGCTGTAACGGTATTATTCTCATCCTCAAAATCGTCCAAGACGATGAGATCGTACCTTTTATGCAATTTAGCTCCTCCTCTAATCCCTGATAAATTACTTTTACTAATAAGCTTAGAGCCGTTCTTAAGTTCGATATCATCTTCTGTCCACTTCCTTCCTTTTAAATCTCCAAAATAATATAAAAATTTGTCGTTGTACTCTAGGTGGTATTTAATATAATCCAGATTAGGCACTGATATCTTGGAACTAGCAGCAACCCATCCGTAGAATAAAGGTTCTGTTGCAAAAACAAAATCATGCAAAATAGAACATTTGGTTAAAACTGTTTTTCCATGACCTCTAGGTAATATGACAGCCAATTGCCTTTTACTTAAATCATTTAATGCATCTGCTACCTCATAATGGAAGAAAGGAGTTTCACTTCTCATATAATCATCTGGTAAAAAAAGCTTACCAAAAGCAATTAAATCTTTACTTGCCATTTTAAGCTGCTCCTCCATTTGAGAAACATTATTAAGATTAATATTAGACACTATTTATAGTCCGAAACGGGATCTAATCCATGCTTGTTCATTACTTCATTCATTATATCAAGACCTACATCACGTTCGAATTTATTATTAATTGGATCTCTTTTCTCATAACGACGAAGTATGCTATCTTTAGTGATGTTTAATAAATCTTGCACAGTTGTATTCGAAGGGTTTTCAATATAATAATTACCTTTTACATATCTAGGCGCTTCATACTGATCTGGAGATTCAGGCCCCCAATCTACATGTTTAGGCGAAAATCCAAAATCTTCTAACTTTTGACCAGATTGTTTAATTTCAGTTATTAACCTATCTACTAGCCATAGTTGTTCTTTCTGATAAGCTACAGAAGTTGTCATTTGATCATTTTCGTTTTGATTCCATAGGTCTTTTTGATATGCGCGAAACTCGCCATACCAAGGCTGATCTTTCATTGAGTTTATAAAGCTAATTAAATTAATATTTCCTTTTGGATTACGACTTTTAGGGGAACTGCTTATCTTTGGCTTTAAAAGGCCCAAGTCATAACTCTCTAATAAATCACGTAACTTTCCCTGAGAATTAGTCCCATCTATATTTGTGTAAATAGCCTGCGCTAAAGTTTGCATACTATCATCGGCAAATAACTCTTTACTATCAGTTGAATTTGCCATAGCATCAAAAACTCTATTATTAATGTTACTCATCTTCGCTCCATATCCCTATAGGGCAACTAGCACCCTTGAATTTAACTTTTAATTTCATAAAACAACCACACTTTACACACCTATCTCTTTTTGTCAAAAAGGTGCAACCTTTACAATGGTCCCACCTTTCATCTTTAATTTTTTCGTCTACTTGCCCTGAAATAAGGGCTGACAGTCCTAAGAAATCTATATCCATAAATTACCTACAAAAAGGATCTCCAGGCGAACATCTTAAATCTTTACGATATAATTCGCTAAATTGATCAGATTGAGCACCGCCAGCAATTGGAGGTACATTGTAACCAGGCTCTTGCTCCCATCCTGGATCATTTGGCGTATCAAGTTGTCCATGCCCATCATAAACAGGTCTAATCGGATAAGGATCTGGATCCCAGTGTATAAAACCATCCCATGGTTCTCCTGGATCTATATATGGAGGAACTTGTTCACCTACATCGCTAAGTCCATCATCTACAGGAATTATATTCGACCAAGGATCATATGGAAATAGTTCATCACCATGGTAGTTGTCCCCA